GGTCATCTGTCCTTTTGGCATCCTAAAATTTTATGTTATTCCATTTGTTTCTGCGCTCATCACAGCCACAATCTCTACCCCTAAGTTTGGATATCTTCTTTACTATATAACGTATTCCTGTGTATTTTGTAAAGTAAAATACTAAATCCCCTAATCCCATTCTATATTATTTTTGATTAAATCCTTAACTCTTTTGTATGTAAAGTACAGAGAATAATAAGATATGTTTGTCTTTCGTGCTAATTCTGCAATAGGCATACCATCGCTAATTATCTCAAACACAGTACGATCATACCAAAAGGTTTTGTCAAGCAGATTATCCATTTGCTTCATAGCACCACAAACATCTATCTGTTTTGATTCCCCCTGCTCGTCCATATAGTCAGCAAGGTTATCAATGTTAGTCTTAATGATTTTTTTCTCTTTTCGGTGCAGGTCTATAAACAAAGCCCTAAGAGTTCGGTAGATGTACATGTGGTTAATATCATCTTCAAACGATATATCTACACCCTTTGTTATGTAAGTGTGGATACGGATGTACATCTCTTGTACGATATCTTCTGCTATGGATTCTTTGCAGCCGAAAGATAACACGATTCTATGCCAATCATCGTGCTTTTCTGCAATCTTCTCAAGTGTTGTTTTCAAAATGGTAAATCTGTTTGTTCTTTGGTATTGTAAGTTACTAAATTTTTTCCATCTATTTCAAAACCTACATTATTTAATATACTTCTAAACTTAATCGGATCTTCCATAGGCGTAGGTTTGTACCCTAACTCTTGGTTTTTAACCTTAGCTGAATATAGGTTTGAGTATATCCAATCCGTTTCGTGGTATATGTATCTATGTATGATTAAAAAGTCATCAGCTCTATTCATACTCATACCCCCCATCTCACTATCAGAAGCCATAGGTGGTATCGGTTGATTAGCGTAGTAATGCCCCTGAGGGTGTTTTTTCCTTAGTGCTTCTGTTACAGCGTGTACACATATCCACGTAGTAATGTTATGCTGTTTGCAGAAGATTCGTATATCGGTCAAACTTTCATAGCTGTACTCATAGCTGTTTGAGTTCTTAGGGATATTCTTTTTTAAGCTATTAAGAGGGTCAATTAAAAACCCCTGATAATCCCACGCCTTTTTTACAGCAGTTGCAAGTTGTAAAAGGTCTTTATAAGTGTACGCTTTCTCAGTATCTACAAACTTAAAATGTTTATATACCCATTCATATTGCTTTTCAAAGTCCTCTTTCTCTATTTGGTTAATTGGTTTGCCCTCAGCAAACTCTATGAGCTTTCTTATTAGTGCGTAGGGTTCGTTCTCACTACTAAACACAAGCCATCGGACGTTATGCTTTAGTGAGTATAGAAACATCAAATAAAATACTAAGTGTGTTTTACCTGTGTTGGCGTGTCCTAAAATAAAGTTAAGATTACCATGCACAAAACGAAAGTGATTATCTAATCTATCTATCCCTAAGCGTAAACCCTCGCTTACTTTTCCTGCACGTATATCATTGAGTTTCTTTAAATGTTTATCGAAGTTTATTAGCATTTGGTAAAGTTATAAAAAAAAGGGGGTGGTTAGCCCCCTCTTGGTTAAAATGGTAAATCTGCTCTATCAGGTGCGTGTTCTTTAGCTTCGACACCCTCTGCTTGTTTGTGGATTTTCCACGCTTGGATTGTGTTGAACACCTTGACTTCGCCCTGTGGGTTAGTCCACTCACGCCCTCTAAGATTATATTGAACCTCTACGTGATCGCCCTCATTGTATTTGTCTAAAGCGATGCATTTGTCATTTGAAAATACAACACTTAATATCTGAGGATATTGCTCTTTAGTGTTTAATACAAGTTCTCTAAATTGATAATTACCTTTTGTAGTTGTTTGTCCTACTCGTTTGACAGTTCCTGTTATACTACCCATTGTTCACAAAGTTTATTAATAGTTGCGCATCTGCTATTACTGTTTGTATATCTGCGTTCGGTCTTGATGCGTGAAAGTCGGCAGCAGCTTTTACCATACTTTGGCGAACAATAATCTGTTCTCTGTTTGCAGTCGGTGCTGCTTGTATGGGTTTGTTGTAGATGAGCTTCGCTGTGTTGTATTGCTCATTCGTTACTTCAAAGTCGATGGTTTCGCCCACCTGCTTTTTAAATTCGCCTTTGGCTAAAAACTGATAGTTGTTACCATTTGCGAGATACACCTGATACTTATTAAAAGTACCTGATGCGTTTGTATAAGTACCTTTCGGTTCTATTTGAGTGATTTTACTCTGCATAATATAATTCTAATTGTTTTTCTAAAATTTCTATATGGGCTTCTAACTCTTCTATTCTATTGCCCATAGTTTCTAATCGTGCCCTATCAAAGTCCTTCATGAGTTCCACTATATAATCCGTATCGTTTGTTCTCTTCTATCTTAAACATATCGAGTACATCGTATAAGTCATTAAGGGTTTGATTAGACATATCGCCTTTGTTAGCGAGTGTGTGTGATACAGCGTAGAGTATCGCATCTTGCTGTTCGGTATTTAAATTGAATTGCATAATAAAGTTTTAATGTTGGTGTAAATATATAAACTTTTTTTAATAAAACAAAAGGGGGGCAAAGCACCCCCCAAAAGCATAACATTAAAACGATGTTCGTATGAACACTACAAAAGTACTACTTCATTTTCTTTTTGACAAGAGCTGTATATTTAGTTATTAACTCTTGCAGGTCATTGTTTGAGTATTTTGTGATTTGTATAGCTTTAGCGTGTAATCTCTCAGCAGTACCATAACCAAAATCTTCATCTAATCTTACACCAAACTTGTATTGTTCGCCATATTTATAGACGTTACAAGACACGCACTGCACTTGGCAGTTTGTTTCATCCCATCTCGTTCCGTAATGCTTCCTGCTTTGAAAGTGTCCGTTTTGTAGTCGCTTGTAATCATCACGCTTACCACAGGTATAACATTCAGCTATGCCCTGAGCATTAGCGTTTCTAAGTCTTATGTACTGACTAAAGATATTATCTAAACGCTTTACAAGATTTTTGCGTGATACCTTCTTAGACAACAGCGTTATCTAAGATTTGAATTATATGGCGTATCTCTGACTTCTCAAATTTACCTTCAATAGAAGCGTTATACGTTTTAAATGTTAAGTGATAAAAATCTTTCTCTGCTGTATGCTTATCCTCTTTTTTACCTAAGTAATCTATTTTTAAATCAAATTTCATAATCTCTATATATATGTGTTCCCAAAGTTAAAAAAAAATTTTTGCTTATATATAATATATATAATATATATAAATATAATAATATATAATATAATATATATAATAATATAATATATAATAATATACTATATATATATACTATTTAGTGATTTTTTTGTATTTTTCAAAACCTCTGCTGCCAAAGTATGCTACGTAGATTGTTACGAGTAAAGTTTTAAGTAATTCTATCCACGCTTCATCTATCTTAAAGTCTATCTGTAAGCTATCAAGCACAATGTAGATCGTAGTGGCAAGAGTGAGATATATAAGCGTTATTGGTCGTACATTCTTACTCAACCAACTATCGGAAGTCATATCAGACTGCCAACGCTTACTCACTTCCTGAATCTCTTGAGAGTCAATTTCAAGCAGTTTTAAGGCAGTTTCTTTGTCTTGTGTGGTAAGGGTATCATCTTTCGCTATAAGTCGCTTAAACACCCCTAAGAATCCGTTATCGGGCAATATATCGCCCATGCCATCGCCAAGCGTAGAACCTACTGATGTTAAGAATCTGCCTACTTTAGTGTCCTTAAACTTCTTTTTACTCATATTTTCTAAATTGTAATTGAAAGATAAATAAGTATATATTTAGCTCATTGAATTTATACCTACCTGTTGCAGGGTAATAAGATATACCTGCTATAAACGAGGTAGGAAATAATAGTATAATTGAAAAACTACGCATAAGTCCATATTACTTCTTTTGCCTTTTCAGGGTCTATATCTACGTGGATAAAACTGTTTGCTATCCCTATACGCTTAAAACCTACGTCTAAAAGGCAGTTAATTAAATGGTATCTATCAACAGAGCTTGAACACGCTATATCCACAGCTAACCCTCTTAAATGACTACTGTTAGGCGTTCCACCTACTTTATCATTGTGTTTTTCTGTGCGATACCCTGAGTTAATTTTTATGGGTTTGTCAAACTTATCTCTAACCTCGTCTAACATCTCTAAGATATCAGGATGCATTTTCTTACCACTTCCCACTTCATCAGGGCTATCAAACTCTGTATAAGTAAAATACTTCATTCGCAATCTTTATATTTAAAGTTCTGACCTGTAACAGATAGCTTCTCGATCACATCGCTTTGTAGGTTTCTTAGTAGTGCTTCAATGTTATCCTTTTCCTCTACAAGTTGTTTTACCTTTGTTTCAAGACTTTGGCTTTTCGCTTGTAGCTCTGCAACTTCCTCAGGGTTCTTACCTATGAATGTGTAGATCACAACTGACAGAGAACCTACTAACATACCCACAATTACTTTAAAAATATCGTTATTCGTTTCAGGTATCTCATAAAAAGCTAAAAATAGCAAGAGAGCCATCACAAGGAAAAATATAACCCCTGCACCTATATAACCCCTAAGCTCTTTATCTTTAGTCATTTTTGTTTTTTAGTTCCCACCATTTTTGTACAGTATATCCAATCGATACAATGAGTAAAAGTATTTTTAATCCATCCTCTAAAACATCTAAGGTGCTTACTGTGATTGCAGAAAGATTAAGCATATAAACTCTAAACGATGTTAAATCCATGATCTTAACTTTTAAACGACCAACCTGCAAAGGTATGTACACCATTACCCTCTACTGTTATTTCATAAGACTTCCAACCATAAGGCGATTCGTCTAAATCATTCCATAATACATCTACTGAGTATTTGTCTGCTTGTTCGCCTTCTGATGTAAATTCATCTAACTCTTCATCAAAAAAAGGTTCTGTTATCCATAAATAGCCAAGTTTTACTATCGTATGATTACCTGATAGCCACTCATTACCTTCATCGTCTGTATTGTGTGGAAGAGTAGCTATTTTCTCTTCTGCTTGTTCCTGTGAGTTAAACTCGTATTTTTTAAATATCGCCATTTTCTTAACTTGTTAAAGTTGTTAATTCACTATCGCTTAGTGCTTCGTTAAATACTAACGCCTGTTTTATTTTACCAAAAAATAAATTACCACCTGCACCATTATCAAAAGCAAGTTCACTTAATAAACCTGCTGCAAACGTAGTGCCATTTGTGTCGGTAGATACTTCTGTACCATCAACCCATAAAGCAAAATCGTTTTGTTTGTATTTGAGTGCTACTTTATGAAAATCAGTTATTGTGTATGATTGAGTAGTTAAAACAGCTTGATTTGAACCATTGTAAATAACGCCTAAAATTCTATTACTAACACTTGTGAATCCAATTCTAACTACATTACCTGAAGTTGAATTACTTATACTTAACCTTCTCTCTGATAAATCATTATCAAGTGCCGAAAACTCTAAAAACAAAACACCCTCTTCGCTATTTATATCTGCACTTGTAGCTGAACCATTACAAGCATCGGCTGAACGTGTTACCTGTGTGGCAGAATTTGGCGAAGGTATATAGCTTGTTTCAAAATCGCCAACCTCTAATTGAGTACCCCAAGCGTATATATAGCTTGAACCGTCGCCTTGATAAGTGTTATTAATTCCGTTTATAGTAGTATTATTATTCGGTCCGATTAGCATAGTTGCTGTACCTGATACTTGATACATTCTTACTTTTACTCTGTACCAATCGTTACCATAATCTGTAACACTTGTTTCTACGTTTACAGGCGAGCCTGATTGTTCAGTGTCTGTTATCGTTCCGTTTTCTAAATTTACACTTATACCATATCTATTTGCGTTGCTATATGTTCTAAAATAAATATAGGCGTTTGTTCTCGTTCCTTTTTTAAGGAAGCAGGTAAAAACTAAATTATTTGCTGTTGTGGTTGAGCTTACTACTTTTGATATAAAGTGAAATGTATTTGATGAATTTTCTACAATCTTACTCGCATTAACACTACCATCAGGCGATACAGCTTGGTTATCTGCTGTAGTAACATTTTCATCAACCCAATTACTTAATGCCTCTGTATAGTTTGAGTAATTTAAACGCTGTGGTTCTAAAAGTAAATGAGGGCAATCGCCTGCAACACCATTAGTCAAAGGATAGTTTAAGCGTGGTATATTACTTCCTACATCCTCAATTAACCCATCTTTATTTACCCTTGTAGCTGTCGTATTACTTCTGCTATGTGTAAAATCCCCATCGCCATTAGCAGGTAAAACTGAATACAATGTACTCGCTTTAGTTCCTGATGGTATTAACGCTATACTTGCTTTATCGTATAAACTCATTAGTTAAAAATTAAAGTTTCAAAATTCTGCATAATGCTTGTAGCACCTTCTGATGTGCCATTATCTAAAGTAACTCTACTTGCGTGGTCTGTTGCAATACCTATTACTTTGTAAAGATTTGCAGTATCTAAAGTTATATTTGGTGTTGATGTGCCACTTGTAACGCCTAAGCCATTACCTACTGTAAGCTCTGTAACTGTACCTACATTTGTTGTATATCCTGCATCATTAGTCCATTGAGATATATTACCACTTTTATTTGTAAGCGTATCAGTAGATGATGCTGTAATATAATTTGCACCATTTGTAAGTTGATTGTTATTATCAGGGATTGTTGTATCCCCTGCTAATGCAGTAGTAGATGTAGTACCTAATTCTAAGTTAGAAGTACCTGCACCTATTGTAGCTCTAACTGTCGCTGCATCTGCATCATCTAAAAACGATTGAGCAAAAGAGCTGATAGTTGTATTAGCAGGTAAACTTAAAGTCTTGATATCTGCATCTACTTCACTATCCATCAATGCACCTGCTGCTGTAACATTTGCAGTATCGGTAACATCTGCGTTCTCTTCAATACCTGCTAACTTAGTAGATGATGTACTATCAAAACTTATTTTAGCGTTGTTAGTTGTGATATCACTCGCTTGTTGGGTGGTTATACCAACTTTGGCTGTGTTTGCAGCTACACTTGTGTTAGCAGATACCCTTGCTTCTGTGTAGTATAAATTAGTTGTACCCTCTGAAATATCATCAGTATCAAGTACTACATCGCCTGTTTGGGTATTAACACTATCAACAGCAGCAGTAGGGATTGTTGGTTTGTTAAGAATAAACGCATCACTATTAGTATCTGTTTCATTCCAATTAGCTTGTACGTTTACTTCTGCACCTGCTTCTATCCCTGAAAGTTTAGTAGCATCATCTGTGGGATAACTATTCTTTGCAGTGTTTGCTGTGATTGCATCTGCTTGGGTAGTCGTGATACCTACCTTCGCATTGTTAGTAGTAATATCAGCAGCTTGTTGAGTTGTAATGCCAACCTTAGCATTATTGGTGGTAATATCACTTGCTTGTTGTGTTGTGATTCCTACCTTAGCTGTGTTAGCTGTAACAGCAGAGTTTGCAGACACTCTTGCATCAGTAAAGTACAAGTTAGATGTACCTTCTGTGATATCGTCTGAATCTAAAACTACTACACCTGTTTCGCCATTTACAGAAGTAACTGCATCGGCAGGGTGTGTTAAACTTTCCCAACCTTCGTTTTTTCTTACATAAGAATCGCCATCATTAGGTGCTTCAGGAAAAGATACTTTTGCAGAGTTAGTAGTAATAGCGTTTGCCTGATCTGTCGTTATGCCAACTTTTGCGTTATTAGTAACTATATCTGCTGCTTGTTGCGTGGTTATGCCTGTTTTTGCTGTATTAGCTGCTACTGCACTATTGGCTGATACACGAGCATCGGTATAATATAAGTTTGTAGAACCCTCGCTTAATTCATCGGTGCTTGTTGGGTTCACTTCTGCACCACTTTCTATACCTGCTAATTTTGTACTGCTTGTACTATCAAAGCTGATCTTAGCGTTATTTGTTGCTACGTTTGATTCTAAGGTATCTAAATCGACAGCTTGTGTTACTGTGATATGCCCTACCTTAGTTGCATCAGCAGAAGGATAAGTATTTTTAAGGGTGTTGGCTGCTACGCTTGTGTTTGCACTTACACGAGATTCTGTATAGTATAGGTTGCTTGATCCTTCGCTTATATCGTCCGTATCTAAGACCACATCGCCTGTCTGTGCGTTTACGCTTGTAACAGTATCAAGTTCGGTGCTATCTACATAGTCTTTTACTGCTGCAACAGTAGGGATAGAAGTATCGTTATCATTGTTTGCAATCCCATCTGCTTCGTCAACAAACTTTGTGATCGTAATGTTTTCGCCTGTATCTTTCAAAGAACCAAAAGAAACAGTACCTGATGCCACTACACGACCATCAGTAGATACGCTGACACCTGTACCATTACCTGCACCATCGGTAAGCTCAACCTCGCCACTGATAGCATTGTTATCATCAGTTTTGATTAGCCCCTCGTAGGTGTCCTTTATTCTTTTGTTTTGAAGATTTGCCATACTTTACTTTCGTTCTTTTGCAAAAATCTTTTTAATTTAACTATGTTCTTATTTTTTGGTTTGTATCTTACAGTACCCATCCGTTGAATAAACTATCTTTATCAGGATAAACATCACTATCTGAGTTGCTATTGTACTCAGGGAACGTAGAGCTATTAAAACTCATATAATCAATAAATCTACGTGTGTAATACTCTGCTGTATCTCGTGCTTTACCTACCAAATAATCAACCTCTGATTTGCTTACACTTTCGCTATTTTCTGATGTGTGCTTAAATACACCACCATTTTTTATTTGATATGCAGCATAAGGCAAATAAGACACCTGAGCCCACCATATAAGCATGGGTTGTACATAGTCATTAACAAGGTTGAGATAATCGCCTGTAAGCGTACCTGCAACGATATCTGCACTAATCTTATTGTATAGATCTGTACCTAAATAGTTTTGTACTTCAATCTCTTGTGCGATCTTGATAAACTGTATAAATTTATCTGTGTCAGTATTACCATCTATGATACTGTTCTTAACAAGGTCTGTACGTGATATAAATAGTGCTGTTGCCATATTAAGATGGATAAGCCCCTTTTGTTGGGGTGTTAATTGGTGCTATTTCTGATTTCTTTTTACCTCTTGGCTTTGGTTTGTAGCTTTTAGGTATGTCTTTTGTTTTTTTATAGTCAGATATATCTTCGCTTTTTTCTTTATTTTTCTTTAAAACATATAAAACTTCCTTCCATATATGGCGGCAGTAAATACCGCCCTTATGTTCAAAAAGCGAAAATTTCTTATTATTATGCATAGGCAATTCAGCAGCTTTAAAATTAAGATTTCGTGATGCTCTATCTATATCCTCTAAACGATATACAACACCTGCTTTAGATGCAGCCATCATATCACTACAAAATCTTCTTGATTTACCACCTGATTTTCTTGACCCAACTGCATACTTATATCTAACTTTGTAATTAGATTTGTCTAAATAACTAAAGCCACTTGGTTGACTTGCAACTTGATAAAGGTTTTCTTTTTCTTTCACAAAATTACTTACCCATTCCTCTTCGCTTACGTTTTCTTTATCGTAATCTCTTTCGTCAACTAATTCCCATTCGCCTGTAACTATTTCGCCCTTTAAAGCATCAAATATATTATCATACATTTCATCAGTTAAACCATCTTTTGACAGTTCCTCTTTGCTCATTTTAACCCCTGTTTCCTCTTCTCGTGTTTCCATATCGGCTACATTGTCAAGGTCAGTAAACTCTAAAGGTTGTAAGGTCTTAAAGTATAGATTGAGTGAGATGTTATTATACGCAAGTATCTGATCGAAGTTCTCAATAAGCAATCTTTGAAACGGACGAATAACTGTGTTATCCATAAGGATAGTAGCTGTTTTAAGCTCATCTGCGTTGTTTCCAAGCCCTGTATTGTCTTTAATTCCTAAAAGCATAGGCGACACTACCCTGTGGGAAACGAGGACTTTTTTTCCGCTCTCAGTACTCAGAAATTCGTACTGCTGATGAGCATCAGATAATTGTATAGGTTCGATTGTAGCAGCAGTTTCTGCATTATCGTTAAACGCTAAGATAAACTTACCTGCGTTACTACTACCACTAAACTTCTCATAGATACGTCTTTCAATTAGTTCCCTTTGCTCAGGATCAGGCGTTCCATTATTCATGTTAATCAACATGGACGGGCTAAGCCCTTGAAGGATATTGTTAAGATGAAAGTTAGATATCTCTTCCTCTAACTCTGCGTATTGTGTACCCCCTTGATAGTCAACAGGCGAATAGTACTTAAATCCTGCACGATAAGGTTTGATGTACATAATTTCTAAGCCCTCTTTAGAAGTTCCAAAAGCAGGGATACGTTTTATCTCATCGCTCTTTTTATACTTAGCCCAATCGTAGTGATAAAAGTACGCTTCTATTTCGCCTTTGTCATTACACTTCTCAGCTCGTAATGTTTCAACAGGTATATGTTCAATCTTTACGATTTTAGTTCTATCCTTAGAGTAGATTACTTGCAAAGCACATTGACCCATTAACTTTAAATCGTATGCTAATTTTCTAACACAATCAGCATTAAACAAAGATACCATCTGTGCGTATTGGTCGGGCTTTCTGTTGCTATCAGTAGCATCTAAGCCCTTACCATAAATCATCTCACTAATTGCAGTAATACAAGCGTTATTTGTTGGGCTGCCATTATAAAGGTCGATAAGGTGTTGGAAGTAGTTGTTATCTTCGCCATAAGCAACCCATTGCTGATTACGAATTTCTTTTACAGCAGGGCTTGTGTAGGTGCTTAGGTTAACTATTCTTAAATCGTTTTTCATAATATAATATAATCGTTATCGTAGCTCGTATCTATGGTGTATTCGCCATCGTTAACTGAGTAATAGTTATTCGTATCTTGGTCGACTGTTTGGTCTGTGCAAAATACTTTATCTTTATATATAACGTTGCTACCTTCTTTTATTGTTAAATCATAAAATCTACCCTCAGTAAGAGATAATGATTCACTTATAACTAAATGGTTTTTGTCAGTAGTAGCAGATGATGTATATGTAACAGATGTGTTTGTAGAGTCATCCCTAAATATCATACTCACATTCGTTGCATAAGAACGTGGTATAACCTTTATGGTCTGAGCATCCGTTGATGTAGTTAGTTTTATCATAATACTATAAACTCGTTATCAGCAGAGTGTGTTACATATTGGTTTTTGTTAATCTGATAGTATGAGTTCGTATTTTGGTCTATCGTTTGATCTGTACAGAACATCATACCCTTAAATATCTTGCCTAATTCATCTTGTAATACAAAAGTATAATAAGTATCCTCTGTAAGTCTAAATTTATTATTTATGGTTAGATATGTACTTCCCTCTGCGTATGTAAATGTTAGAACGTCATTTTGCCACTCAATCTCTGCACCATTAAAAGTCGCTTCGTATGTGTTCCATACTTTAGCATCAGATGTATATTCTGTAACTATGTTTGTTGATTCGTTTCTAACAAATAACAAAAGCACACCTGATACACCTCTGCGTGGTATTACATCAATACTTTGCGAATCTGTCGATGTAGTTAAGATATGCATACCTATATAACGTATAGATTCTGAATTTTGTGTAATAAAAAAGGGGGCTTTTACACCCCCTAACAATAACTAAACCAAAATAAATAAACTCTTTGCTAATATACAAAAAATTTATGGTGTTGGGTTAATTGGCGCTGATGAATCATCAATAGGTAATGCTGATACAAAGAAAGGTGGTGCTGTTTCCTGAGCAGTAAGGGTAAGTGTGAATCCACTTAAATCCCCCATAGCTGCACCTGTAACAACTGTACCCCCTGTAACTTCGCTTCCATGCTCTTTACCTACTAAAAAGCCATTACCATTGTAATCTTCCACAACGATTTGAGGTCGACCATGAGCTAAGAGCTTAATCTGCTCTTGAGTAGCTACATCTAAAAACGTAAATGTAACATTAAGGGTTGACTCATAAAAAGTAGTGCCATTTTCTCTTGATGAGTTAATAGCAGTTTCTAATGATGAATTACCCTTGATTTCATATTTGTAGAAAGATACGCTATCATCTAAAGTGATTGTACCTGAGCTGTCAGTTAAGGCAGCGGTAGTACTTGTATAAGGGGCAAAGTAAATGTTTTTCAGCCCACCTACACCACTCTTACATGGTAAGGCTCTTCCGTTTGATACTGAACAAGGCATATTTTTTTATTTTAATAAAAAAGGGTAGGTAGGCACTTGGCTTACCCACCCCTTTTAAGTTAGAGAATTATTGATTATGCGTAGAGAACGATATCAGAACCAATACCATGTTGTACACCTGCTGTATAGCGCATAACTACACGCACGTTTTGTGAACCATCAAGGTCAGCCATATCGATAACTTTAACTTCGTTTCTGTCATCTAATAGACCTGTACCAAAGAATAGGTTAGACTTCTGAGCAGCTACTGCTGTGTTATCAGCAAGACCACCTGTTGCAAACAAAGGAATCCCTTGGAAGTTCATCTCAGTTTGTCCTACGTGATACAAATCTCTATAACCCAAAGCAGCTTGTGCGCCTACATACGCTTTAGCGATGTTTTGAGAGATATAGATAGTTAAATCTTCTTTACCATATACACCACTTGGGATAGCATCTACGATTTTTTGAAGCTCAGCAATTACGTTTGAAGTAGTAACTGTACCTGCAACAACGTCAACTACGTCTGTATCAGCAGCGAGTAGAGTTTCAAAACCATCAAAGTTTCCTTCCCCTGCGCTACCTTGCCAAATAGATACCTCAGTTGCTTTAGCAACCTCAGCAGCTACACGTGCGATAACGTAGTCAGAGAACAATGGGGGTAGCTCATCAAAAGCAGAGAATCCCATTTGAGCAGCTTCCCAATCAGAGTGCAATTCTTTCTTACATACTTGTAAGTTAACTTGCAATTCAGTTGGTGTAAGTACTTTCTCAGTTAGAGTAAGACCTGATGTAGATGAGTCAAAGTCGCAATCAGCAGAGCGTACAAGATTTGAGAACGCACCTACTTTCATAGCAGCTTTGTACTTAATGTTTGGTAAGATAGAGATAGCACCTTTGTCAAGTGTATCAGCACTTAGAAGGGCAGCACCGAGATATTTCCCTGCAAATTCCCCTGCATAAGTACTTCCTGTAATAGTTGGATTTGGCATTTTATATAAATTTAATTGTTAACAATTTTAGACATTACTTTATCAAAAGTACTTTGCTTTCT